CACAGCCGAAGACCTGACATATCAAATTGACGAATGTAAAAGCGTCATAGAATCGTTTGTGTATTTCCTCGATCAATACGTCTATATCGAAGATAAAGAACTTAACCGGGCAATTAAGCTTGAGTTATGGCCTGCACAACGGGAAATCATACCGCAATTAACAACAGAACAACTTTTAATACTGCTTAAAACCCGTCAGGTAGGTTTGACATGGCTTACCGCTGCTTTAATCGTCTGGCTGGGAATCACAAAACCCTTGCATCTTTCAATCATAATTTCAGCTTCTGAAGACCATGCAATTGAGTTTTTAAACCGCGTTTATTTTATCTTGGATCGGCTCCCTTCTTTTCTGGTCCCACCCGTGAAGACCAGAACCAAACAAGTATGTGAGTTTTTACATCAGGACAATCTTATTTCCACTATCAAATCAATGCCGACAATCGAAATGGGCGCGGAATCAAAAACCCCGAACGTGCTGGTTATTGACGAAGCACACACAATCCGGAGCGTTCAGCAAATCTTTAATTCATCTTATCCGGGAATCGAACAAGCTAAAGGCCGTGTGATTATCATAGCCAATAGCGTCAAATCCGGCGCTGGCTGGGCTTTTGTGCGTGACCTCTATACTTCTTCCATGAAGGGAATAAATCGCTTTAAACGGATATTCCTTGCATGGACAGCGCACCCGCTAAGGCCGAAGAACTTTAGGGCAATGATGGAAGACGCGGGCATGACGAAAGAAGACGTTATTGAGCACTATCCGGAAACGGAAAAAGAAGCAATTGCGGCAGCGTCCGGCTCTTTCTTTGGCTCTGATATTGTCCGGCACAATGACTTTAAATCAGGTGTCAAGGGCGACTTAATCAGGAACAAAGAAAAAGAGATTGACCTCTTAGATAATAAACAGGGCATTGTTGAACTCTGGCATTGGCCTTATTACCTTGTTGAAGGTTGGAACCGGAACAAATGGGAAAGACGCTATGCGATAGGCTCTGACGTTGGGGAAGGATTGGGCGAGGATTACTCTGTCGCTTATGTTTACGACCGCAAATTTGACAGAATTGTTTGCCGGATGCGCTCAAACCGGATTGACGCCTACACATGGGGAACGCTGCTTTATCGCCTGTCGCTTTGGTATGACAAGGCTTTAATCGCCGTTGAACGCAACGGATCAGGTATCACCACAATCAAACGTCTTGAAGCGTTAAAAGCAAATCAGTATGTCCGCACGACTGCCGGTAAAATCGGTAAGGCTATAACCAAAGAGTACGGTTGGCTGGCCACGGGCGGAGCAAACGGCACGAAGTACGAACTATGTGGAGATTTACGCACATGGTTCAAGAAAACAAAAAGTACGATTTATTGCCCTATTCTGATTGATGAAGCCAGCACGTTTATTCGCTTTGAGAACGGGACGCTGGGCGCGGAAATAGGAAAGCATGACGATTGCGTTATATCCGGTGGCCTGATGATTCAGGCTGATAAATACTTAGGAGAACCAGCCAAAGAGATTATTCCTAAAGGCACAGGCTGGCGGGATCGTCTCAAAGACGAAGCAAAGGGGAGTGTATGGGCGCATTAAGACCGATGGAACGCAAAGACCGGCGCAAGATGATATTGCCGATTGAGAAGAAACTCAAAAAGGCGTGTGAAGACTTGCGCTATATCGTTGAACATCCGAACCGTGAAGGGCTTATCTTAACTCAAACAGGGGTAACGGTCGAGCGTGACCCTAAAATCGTTATGACGACCAAAGTGGACGGCGTGGAGGTAGGCTATAGAGTTGTTCCATCTTCTCCACTGGAACTCAACGCTTATTTTGACCGTGACATATTCGTCAAGATACCAGGGTATAAATTCAGCGATTTATCGGAAGAAGAACGTGAGAAATTTCTTTCGACTATTTTTGAATGCTTTATCGAAGCGCAGCAAAGCCACCCTGTCATAATCCCCATTGCCGAGGATTGCGTTAAGATTTCTCAACGGTTCATGGTGGCGTTTTTCCATAAATTCCAACACGCAACAATTCAGGTTCCGGATAAGGTACAGTAATGGACATTAACCTTGATAAATTAGAAAAGACTGACGCACCTAAAGAAGTGATTGAGGTTTATAAGCGTGTCAAGGCTGATCTTATAGACGATGCCGACCGCAAGACATGGGAGCGCATAAGAAAGCGCTGCTGGTCTGCTGCCTATCCTTTGGACCCGAACAAAGAAGATTCCATTTGGACGGCGAAAGAACGCGAGGAAATGACCAATAGGGGACAAATACCTATTCAGGTAAACGACCTTGCGAGGGACATTCAGGGAGCAAGCGCATTAATAACGTCAAAGAGTCCGGGTTTAAACTTTCTGCCGATAGGTTCAAGCGATCTTTATATTGCAGAACTATTCAAGAGAGGCTGGGATTTTGTCATTAACGGCAACCAGGGAGCGGTAACATTTTACGATTTTATCAAAGAGAAGAACATCGGAAATCTGGCAGTTTTGGAAGCCAAGCATGACCCCTCTTTAGGGATATTCGGCAAGATCATAATTCAGGACATTGATCCCACGACTTATTATTTCAGCAAGGACTCAAAACAGCGTGACCATTCTGACGTATCTTTCGGCAAGGCGCATCTTGTAACCAAAGATTACGCTCTGGAAACATACGATGATTTGAAAGAAACAGACCTGCAATTTACCGCTATCAAGAAAGAGGAATCAGAGGGTGACGTTCCCGACCATAAAACCGGCATGGATAATTACGCCGTTGACACAAATGAGGAACAGACCACAGACCCCGACGAGAAGGAACCGGAGGACATTTGGGAAATTGAGGATTGGGAGTTTAAGAAAGAAAAAGAAATTTGGGTGATGATTCCCGATTCTAAAGAAACATACGGTTACAAGCGGAAGATTTATAAAAACTATTCTGACATTGAAGCGGATGGCTGGATTCTTGACCCAGACAAAAAAACAGCGAAGGACACAATGGGCGTTGTTGCTCTTGTGTGGAAACGGATTGTCACTAAACGCATTCAGCGGATTATTGTTGGCAAGAAAATGATTTCAAAGGTTGTCAATCCATTGGGAATAGACACTGAGGGCGCTCCGGTATTACCTTTAATCGCGCTTCAGGAAGACAGGACATTAAACGGCTATCCCACGGGGAAGACCGCAAGAGCCTTAGAATTGAACAGAGCCGCTAATAAGCGCCGGATGCAGTCAATTTATCTGGCAAGTAAAAACATTGACGCTCTAAAGTTATTCCCCGCCGGTATTAAATGGATTGTTGACGAAAAGCACGGCGATTATGTGGAAGTACCGAAAGACGCAGCTTTTGCCCCTACTCAAATGGGACCGGTCAACACCAGCGCCGAATTGATTAATCTGCTTCAGGTGGACACACAGAGTATACACGACGAATATCAAATCAACGATATTATACAAGGAAAGATACCCGCAGGTCAGAACAATATGGCACACAGAACCGTTTTAAGCCTTACTGAAATGGTCGGCGTTATATCCAGTCCGGGAGTCTTAACTTTTGAAAGCGCACTTGTGAGATTAGGTAAAGCGGTTGCAGCGCTCATGCTGATGGTGTGGCCAAGACCCATGTGGGAAAGGCTGATCGAGCCGGACGAATTGGGAACGTGGACACCAGATAAAGAGAAACCACAGACTGACGAAAAAGGCCAGCCGATACCGCCACAAGCTTCAGTTGTTCAACAAAAATGGAAAGACGCCATTGATAAGTTGACCGGAGAGAACGGACAGACCAAGACCGATCTGATAGATATTGACGTTAAGATTATTGCTGGCAGTACCCAGCCGACGAATAGAATGGCTAAGGCTGGCGTGGCGATGGAAATGGTCAAGGCTGGTATCTACGACCCACAGGCTGCACTTGACTACACGGACGACCCGAAGAAAGACGAAATCACCGAGCGTATGGAGAAAAAGCGACAGGAAGAACTTGACGCTATAAAACAGGGACAGGCAGTAAAGGGAACTAAAGGATAGAGCTATCCCTCTATTTATGCCGCCTTTTTCTTTGCCCTCTAAAAGATACGACTGACGGCGTTTACCGTCTGCAAATAAGTTCCGGGTAATCTTAAACCCCGCACAAAAGGAGAATGGGAGAAATGAAAGACGCTTTTAAAGACGAGATCACAGACGAAGAAAGAGCGATTCAGATGGGGGAGAAACCAACTGAAGAAACCGAAGAAGCGAAACCGGCAGAAGGGACTGGAACCCTGGAAACTGAAAAACCCGCACAGGAAACTGAGAAACCAACGGAACAAACGACAGTAACCGAAACCAAGAATGAACCGGATAAACTTACCGAGGATGAAAAGAAAGACGTTGAGGCACAGGGATTTAAGATTGAAACCGATAAAAAGGGCAGGTCTTACATCACGGATGCAGAAGGAACGAAGATTCCCGAAGCGAGATTTAAAAAGATTTATTGGCAAGGAAAGGATGCCGAAAATCTACGCCGGGAAAATGAAGAATTAAAACAGAAACAGACTTTGTTTAAAGAATTAGGAGCTGATGAATATTATCGTCTTTACCCTGATGAAAAACCCGAAGGCTATAAACCGCCAGAGCCAAAACATCCCGCGCATACGGAAACTACCGAAGATTACAACTCAATGGTTATTTCAGGCGGGAAATACAACGGTTTGACTATTGGCGAAGTGGCAAGAGGAACGGAAGATTTTCCACCTGATCCAGTATCGGCGAACCTCATGGTTAATAACTACCTTGAAGGTAAACGGTCGGCAGCGGCAACGGAGAGCCAAAAGAAAGCCAAATTTGATGAAGATTTTAAACGAGAGAAAAACTTATTCCTTTTTGAACGGGCGAAAGAACTTACCGGTAAAGAGAAAGATTGGACACCGGAAGAACTTGTCAAAATCAACGGGGAATATGACCGGCTTTCCAAATGGATGATCGCAAATAAGAAGGTCCACTACAATCTTGAAGACGCTTATCTGTTAGCCAACAAGGACGAGATTTTTAAGCGTGAGCGAACCAAAGCCGCAGAAGGAGCGATCAAAGGTCTTCAAAAATCCGGTCCCGCTTCAATTGATACAGGTAACGGCGGGGACAATAAACCTTCAGGTTGGGAAGCAATAGCCGAAATGGACGACAAGGCGCTTGAAAAGCACATTGATGGTCTGGATGATGCCGGACTTACGAAGTTTCTCAAAGAAGCGCCGGCAAGCATCAGGGTGAAACATCCTAACATCGGATGGAAGTAAACAAAGTCTGTCAACAATAACGGAGGACATTTTATTATGGCAGATTGGTCAGTAGCAACAGGAGACGCGGTGGCGCGAAAGGTATGGGCTAAAGACGCCTTTATCGAGGGCAAAACCGAGTCTTATTTTTACGGTCAGGGTCTCGTAGGTCAGGGACCAAACAATATTGTAATGGAGCGCCCTGAACTAGAAGGAAACCAGGGCGACACGGTTCACGTTTTTCAGATCAGGGAAATAAGTGGCGCAGGCGTGGCCAATGATGGAATGATGGAAGGCGCTGAAGTTGCGCCTAATGTGTATGACGATGCAATCGTCTTAACACAGATCCGCCAGGCAATCAGAACGGCAGGCCGCGAAAGTGAAATGCGGACACTTCTTGACATGAGGAAGTGGATGAAAGAACTGCTTGCGCGTTGGTATGGCGCTTATATTGACCAGCTTATCTTTACAGCGGTTGAAGGCAGCGCAACAAAAACCATCTACGGCGGGGACGCCACAACTACCGGCACATTGGAAGCGGGGGATTATATGACTCTTTCCCTTATTTCCAAATGTGTCACATACGCGAAGAAAGCGACTCCACTTGTTGTCGGTCCTACATATAAAGGCAAACAGGTTCCCGGTATTATCGTTATTTCTCCGGATCAGGCCGCCGATTTAATGGAACGTGATGCTTCATGGAATCAGTCACGCATGGAAGCGGCAATCAGAGGTAATGATAACCCCATATTTACGGGCGCATTGGGCGCACACCGCAATGTTCCGATTCACGAGCATTCACGTTGCGCCACTTCGACCACATGGGGCAGCGGAGCAGTAAACGGAGCTCAGGCGTCTTTCATGGGCTGTCAGGCCGCGGCAATAGCTTATTCCAAGAAGAAAATCTGGGAAGAAAAGACTTTCGACTATCAGAATAAGACGGGTTTCTGCATCGGCGCAATCCTCGGCGTGACCAAGTTGGTTATGAACAGTAACGATATTGGATATATCGCCGTTGATACCATGAGGAGCAATAACTAATCGTTTATGTGGCGGGTAGGTCGATATTGATCTTGTTGACCGAAAGAGAGGAACTCCCGCT